GCATAAAGGCGCGTTCTTGCTCTGCTTGTAGTGGATCTGCTACACGACCTATGGCCGCCTCTCTAGCTTCTGGACCGCCAAAACCCAACAAAGCTTGCTGCTCATCTAGGAGTGGTTGAGCCATACTAGCTAGAGGGGAAAGTGTTCTACCAGATGTTTGGAAGCCTTGATCAGTGAAGCCTGTTTGACCGGCGATACCAGCTAAAAGCTCTTGCCGTGGATCTGGTAATGGGGTTTGGGATTCTTGAAGCCCTGAAAGCTCAGCCTGTAATGCCGATATTTCCTCAAGGCGTAAAGCTTGATCTTCAGGTGATTCAGCGATAGGTGTGCGAGACGCAGCACCCGCTAAAGGTGGTCGACCACCGGTAGGCTCTGCAAATTGTTGCGGTGGGTTTTGCAGTAGCTCTAGGCGGTCTTGTATATTTTGTATTTCAGGGTTTACAACTTCGCCAGACAATGCACTTCTAGCCCTGTTTGTGCCTTCAATGGTTGCCCGTTGCGCAGCCTCTACCCCTTCGGCCTGGCGTCGCCCTGCTCGTTCTGCTGCGTTTCGTTGTTGGCCGGATTCATAAGCCCCGAGTAGGCCCGCTCCCCCCGCTATAATTCCCGCTGTTATCAAACCCATAAAGCACCTTCGTGTATAAAGTCTCTTGCAGTTTATACCCCAACTTTTCATACAGCTTTCGAACTGTATCGGGCATTGATGACTGCATATAAGCCAAATTTAAGTATCTCACTTCTTGCTCTATACACAAGCGCTCAAGGTGTGCGATGAGTTGCACTCCTGCAAGTTTACCACGTTTTTTAGGATTTACCCACCACGCAATCTCCGTAGCAGTCCAGGCTTTAGTTGATCCGATTAATGGTGATTTAATAGCGAATATAACCCCAAAGACGCCACCATCATCAGCAACCAATAGTAAGCCTTGATCAAATGATAGTTGCACCATCTTTTCTGCATGATCTCGCTCGAAAGGCTCCTCGAATTGAGTGTGCCCCCAGAATTCTTCGCACATGTCAAGTATAGCGTCGAAATCGTCATAGGTTGCTAGTCGTATCATTATATACGCTCCATAATAAGGTAGATTGCGGCGACGGAAACTATCATGGCACATCACTAACAATATCGGCGCTCGTCATATTGACCATTGTAAAATTCAAACTCGAAGTATTATCATTAATTGCTGGATAGGTGTCGCCATCACCCATGCGCCACCAGTGATCAGGTGCCGATGATAGTATTGATAGGTCATGCGGGGAACCGCTATTATAAATAGCCGCCACGTTCGTAGACTCATCACTAGGCCATAACGCAACCTCATCAATTCGCGCACTATTGCGCAAATAATTTCCAGCTCCCGCCCTTCGCGCTAAATAAAATAAATCGTCTACGATAGCGCCACCAAACCCGTAATTGTTATGGCTATTAGTTGTTGATTCTAATGATCCATTTTTATATATCGAAAACCTAGAATAGTAATCATTAATTGAGCCTGAAGCCGAACCGGTAGTACCACCATCGAAAGTTATTATCCAGTGTTCCCATGCACCCACCGTCACAGAACCATTAGGAGTCTCAAGCTCTAAATTATTAAAATCCGTCCCGTAAAACAAAACAATCCTATCATTTGACCCTTGACCGTTGTGCTTTACCCAAACTTGACCTTCGTTTTGTTCATCGCTACCGCCAAAACTTATAATACTTTGGTTCTGATTTCCACTAGTCCCCGCCTTAAACCAAAACGAGATAGTCCAAGCGTCCCCAGACCCATTTGACGGCCTATAAAGTGGGTTAGATGTTGAAGCGGTAGCCGAGAGATAATCTTGATTATTGAATTGAATTGACTTTGTATTACTAAACGGTGGGCTTGATACAGTTAAAATAATTGTCTCTGAATCCTCACCGTTATAATTAATCGCTTTTACAGGGATGTTATAAGAGCCTGCGATTAATGATGATCCTCCAATTAGTTTGCGTACATTTCCTTCAACTGTTACCACGCCTGGAACGCTGGATAAATCCCACTCGTAACCTACCCCGTAATCTGCGCTTAACTCATAATTTAACGTTTCCCCAGTTACAATAGAAACCGCGAGACTAGATGTAATATTAGGTATATTTGTTGATGGGGTTCCAGATGCTACAAAAATAGCATTTAATGCGTTGCAAACTTCAGTGGCGTTATTGCCGTATATGTTACCCTGATCATCCAATAAATCATCATATTCTGCTTGGCTAATAATTTCTATATCACGAGCCAAATCGCTCACAGTGCAGGTTGGGCCATCAATTGAGGCGTGCAAGCTGTTTAAAAACTGCGCGCCATTAGCATCTTCAATAAAAATAGCATTAGCGTTGGAATCTTTGTAAATAGTTATAGTCATTAGGCAGCCCTTATCGAGACGTACACGCCAGCGTTAACCACGGTTCCATTTGTTGAGAGTCTTATTTGTAGGCGTCCTGGGTTTAATTGTGTATTAGTATCACCCATATAGATCGGGAACGATGTTACTCGCTGGTAGCCTATTCCGCTTCCATTATCTAGTCGTTCAGACCAAAATTGCAAAGGATATTGGCCCGCCCCGTCACCCAGTAGATACCTAGCTTCTAATAACGCATTATTAGTACTTGGGGTTACAGTGAAATCATTACGGACTATAATCTCACTACCGAGCGATAGCTGTGTAAAGTCGAGATAACCTGTTGACGTATTTAAAACCTCAGAAACCCCAGGCGGGCGATAATTTTTATTAGTGAACGCACCCAGCCCATTATTAGGAAGATCCGTCCAAACATTCGAAACTACAGAAACCGGTGATATGCTTGTGCTTGTGTCGTTGTAATCTAAAAAACCAAATTCACCGCGTCCACCGATATAATCCTTTACTAACTCCATCCATGCGCGCATTTCATACGATGCGGTATCGTCCTCATTGGTTATCGGCTGAGTCGTGTGTGGCAATAAATCTGTCATATTACAGCTATAACCTTATTTACATTACATTCAGCCGTGGTCGATGTGCCGAATCTTAGCATTCTTGAAAATGAAGCCGACCCCAATCGATCCCATCGAACATGCCTACCGTAATCACCTACACCACCCGCACCCAATTGTAAACCATCCGACCATGTATGGCCATCATCCGACCAACTTAGAACCATATCCCCGTCATAGCCTGAGTCCATAGCGACCACCACAGACTTTAAAGGAACGTGCTTACCTTTATTGTCGAATGGCTGTAAAACAAATTGTCGGTGTATAGGCTGCGAAAATTCAGTTGTGGAGTTATCCAGCGTTCCGATCGCGCCGCTTGCTGAGTCGCCCACAATCAGTTCGCCGTACACATTAAGAACATGGTTAACACGCCAAGGAATACTAACGTCGCTAATATTTGATCGTCTTTGATGCCAACGACCGGTGATTAAGTCGTATAGAAAACAGTAACTATCTATTCTGAGGGCGATGTACTCACCACCATTAATCGAGAACGCGAATAAGAATGCATCTTCTGGGGATAAGCTTTGAGTAATTAAATATTCGATTGCTTCAGTAGATATTTTAGTCGGCGCGCCGCCTGCCGTAAGCCACACCGCCAACGATTCATTCTCACCCCCGCCCAAGTAGCAAATTGACTGTCTAATCGTCACCTTAGATTGCGGACTAACTAAGCCGCTGGGAATTGTTGAGTTTGGCTGGTACTGAAAGACGAAATTAGCACCGCCAATAAACGTATAGGGGAGCATTTGATTCTCACCCATTACATACAATTGGCCCCGAAACTCCACTAAGCCGATAACCTTTGGTGATCTTGTGATCAATTCGAAGTCTAAAGCGTTATAAGTAGCAACATCGTTTAGATTAGAGTGGAATACTGTATTCGTTCCAGTTTGGAGAAATACCATAAAGCCATTCAGCGACACAACGTCATCTACAGGGCTTGGGAAGTTTGTTAGCCCAATAAGGTTGGATACAACACCACCGGCCTCTGTGTAATAGTATGCGTACTGACCCTTAACCACGATTGCCAGCTCGTAACCAGTGCCCGACCATATAGAAGCCATTGAGACACGACCGGAGCCTTCAATATCACCTAGCTCCGTCCGGCTGTATGTTTTGGTCTTATCAGGATTTACTACCCGATCAATTCTATATAACTTAGTACCGAGTACGATATATGCAATCGAGTTCATTCTATGAATGCCGCGACAACTAACACCGCCACTGCCAGCGATTACTTCGCTTACACCTTCAGTTTGGTATAGATTCTCCTGTGAAAGCGCGCCTACAGTGCTTATATTTGGCCTATAGTTAATGCATTGCATTGCAGCCAACTGGGGGCTTCTAGACTGAAAGAATCCAAAAGTAAAAGGTAGTTCGACACCTTGTCTTAATAGGCTCATGTGGCATCCTCAACAGCAATGCCCACTCCTTGCTCTGTTAGTACACCATTATCAGATTCACGATAGTATTTAGCGTCTCTGCCAGTTTTTCGATTACCTGAACCGTAAGGAGTATTACCGTTAAGTTGT